TCATTCTGCCTTTGTCGTGTCCACAGGTTCAGCCAGTTTGACATTCACTAGCGGGTTCTTTGTGACCACATCTTCTAGGTGATCGGGGGCGAGGTGAGCGTAGCGCATCGTTTGTTTTATGTCGCTATGACCAAGGATGCGTTGCAGAGCGATAATGTTGCCGCCGTTCATCATGTAGTAAGACGCGAAAGTGTGGCGAAGAACGTGAGCTGCTTGCTGGCTTAAACGTGGAATGTGTTTTTTGATAAAACGGTAAAGCGTTGTATACCCAATGTTGAACAGTTTACCTGAACCTTCTTTGTAAATTTCAGCATAAATCTCAGGGCTGATAGGTACCGAACGGTTCTTTTTACCCTTCGTTTTCGTGAACGTCACCTTGTACTTGGTGAGTTGTGCACCGGTCAAATTTGCGGTTTCCTTAAAACGCCCACCTGTCGCTAAACAAAGTTTAATAATTTTATGAATCTCTTGGTGGTATTCGTGCGCCTCTGCTTGGGCGATGAGATACTGCATTTCTTCAACTGTTAGAAACTCCATCTCTTGTTCGTGCAATTTGAATTGACGAACTAGCTGTAGAGGGTTTTCAGCTTTCCATTCACCCATTCTTTTCAGTTCGACAATAACCGCGTTTAGCAAATCTTGTTCATTGTTGCAGGTTCGAAATGTCACCTTGGCTTTTTTGTCGTTAAGGTCGGCCACTTCACCCGCCAAGCGGCGAGTGCGATATTCTGTGAACATTCCTGCCGTGAACTTGTGATAAAGCGGGTCGCCTACTGCCAACCCAATCACCTTCAATTTGTTATAGGTGTATTTTGAATGCGCTAACGATTGGCCGTGGCGTTCCTGCCATAAGTCGATCATATCTAACAGGCTACGAGTTTGGCTTTTTTCACCTAACCATGGTTTGTCGTCGGTTTCTTTTAAAACAAACTTCTCATAAGCAAGTGCCTCACCTTTCGTGGCGAAGCGTTTTCTTATGCGTTTACCGTTGCGACCATTCGGGCGAACATCGCAAATCCATGGTTTTTTATTGCCGTCTTCTAGTTTACGAACGCTCATAATAATTGAGTAAAAAAGAAAGCACTCATATGAGCGCTTTCCTTTCTCTTTGGGGGTTAATGATTGATGGTATGTGCTAGGTACTCAGCAGACATCAAAGGAGTAAAACCTTCCGGCCACGTAGTTACAAATTCACATAGTACTTTAAACTGGTCTGGCGCATCTTTGTTCAGTTTAACTACTGTAAGGGAGTGTGAGCTTAACTCGAGGGTCTCTAGCAATGCTCGCACGTCACAATTGAAGTATTTAGGGCAGTAACCAATAGGAGTATCATCATTAGCCGAAACTAAGACAGCTTTACAATCATGAGGGTTTGAATTCTCATAAACTAATTTTAGCTGTTCTCCTACCTGTAATCGATCTACGCGTTCTGCACTTGTTGTACTCAAGTAGCGGACACCGCTTATAAAGAATCGAATTTTGTATTGCCCTTCAGTTGTTACCTCTGGCTCGGAAATAATTCTGAATTCATCTGTTTTTCTTGCGCCACCCGATACTCCAAGCAAGTCAAGTTTGTCATATCCAGTCGGGTCAATATCTGACCATTCCAACATCTTCTTAAACTCTGGGCGGTTTGCTGGTATTAGACGATTTGAGAAGAAAGAAAACATTGATAAAGAGTGATAGACCTTCGTCAGATCTTCCATTCTTGGTAAAGCTATAAAGTTATCATGAGCTGCGCCTTTCGTGTAGTTGAAGCGATATCCATCAGCCGATCGCGTAAGCTTAGCTACAGGATGCCACATGCCATCTTCATTATCTTTCCAAATGACAAACACACTTTTCATGAATTAAGTTCCTTATCCTCTTTTTTTTGTTCATCGATAAACAATTGTTTATAAGCCAGTATACGAGCTTTATTGGCAATTAGAATTGCTTTGCAAAAAGTTTTCTCAGTTAATCCCATTAATTGTTCAGGTACTCTGTCAACAATTGAGAACATAGTTTCAATATCTAGGCTTTCTAGTCTATTGAGCCATTCTAAAGTTGCTTTTTTTCGAAAGTACCCAAACATTAGGAATGCATCTAAAGTCTTTAACCTATCATGACCATTATAGAAGTAAGATTTGCTTCTGCTCACATACGTAGGTACTTGTCTGCCTTCGTCTTTGCTAGTTAGCCGCTCGTGCATTTTTTCAATCGACTCATTCCTACCTAAACTAGCAGCATGATCGAATGAAGGCGCTAAGAACGCTTGGTCGCCGATAGTAATCATTCCCCAGTTTTCATTGTGTCGATCCTGATTGGAGATAAAGGTGTCGAGCAGCAGATAGCCGATAAAAACATCAAATGTTGTTTTTATATTCTTAGTAGGCACCCATCCTTTTGGTGGGTTTCCTATTAGTCTTGCTAATATTACTGCTACACGGTCAACTTTCTGCGATCGTTGACCTGTTTCAAGTGGGACATTAATTCGGTTGGCCACATGCTCAATGAGATGGTTCCCAAAGAACATGTTGTCGCCGTCATGTGTGAATTTCTTACTGCGAATTCCTCTTTGCCCCTTATAGTTCGCAAGGTCATAATGTGCATGAGGGATTCCTAGTGCTTCTGCTAGCTCACATGCTACCTTCTCAGCCCAATCCTCTCCTCGCCTCTCGATAGGTTTACCTTGACCGTCTTCTGTATGAATTGACTTGAAAAGGTACTCTTTACCGGTTTTTGAGTCTGTATACCAGAATTTAGACTTGGTCCCCATTTGTTCAAAGTCGTCAATATCTTGGTTTGAGATATCTATAATAGGGTAGTCGGTCACGTTAATTTTCAATGCTTCTTCGCCTATTTCGAGGTGAGATTTTCCACTATTTAATGGTTTGATTTTACGTATTTGCCTGGTTAATGCTTTTAGTCTTTGTTGGACATCACGATTTCTCTTTTGGGACGTCGGTTTCTTTTAAAACAAACTTCTCATAAGCAAGCGCTTCACCTTTCGTGGCGAAGCGTTTTCTTATGCGTTTGCCATTGCGACCGTTCGGGCGAACATCGCAAATCCATGGCTTTTTGTTGCCGTCTTCTACTTTTCGAACAGACATAGACTAAGGCTTTACACTTCTTCTGGAATTTCACCAGTTTCGATCATGGTTTCAAATTGCGATTTATTGAGGATAAAAACGCCTTGGTCTAGTGCTTTTTCTAACTTTTTTGGTCCCGCATTGTGACCATAACAAAGTATGTCTAGATGCTTGGTAACGCTTGACCTCACTAGCATAGAATTTTGTTCAGCCAGATTCATCAAGCTTTCTTTATCTGCTTTCGCAAAGCCAGTGAAACAAACATCCATAGTGTCAGGACTGGAATATCTGGTAGATGTTTCTTTATCGTATTCTGGAGGTAACTTGTATTTTTGGTCTCCAAACTCTTGCGTGGCTTTGTCGATGCAATCGAAAACTTGAATCACTCGGTCATAGCGTAGAGTTTTTGGATGGTTAGCTTCGACGTTCCAGCCCTGTACATATTTAGGTGATTCTTGGTTGTCAAACTTAGCATTCGCAAGATGCTGAATACTAGAAATGCCTGCAGCATTTACGTAAGTGCAAATAAACTCCATGTGGTTTACTCCTAGCCAATTAACAAAATTATTATTCTTTGTTCATGCTCATGGTTACTCGACCAAGCACGTTTATGTCTTCTTCTGAGACTTCAATAGTTGAGTTGCCGAAACTGATAGCAAGCTTTTTACCGGGTAGTCGCTGAACATGATTTATTGAATGTGCTCCATCAATTTCAATGAGATAGCGGCCTGATGTGGCATGCGTTTCTTCACTGTTGATAAAACAACGTTGCCCGTCATGCTCAACAACGATTGTTTTGCTTGCTTTTAACCCGTAGCCGTCAAGGGTAAGTGAATCAAGAGACAGTGAGCCTGTATCTTCCAATTGACCGTTTACGATGGAATTAACATTGATTGAATCTGCTGGTACTTGCTCATCATCAAATGGCTTTCCTTCGCCAAGAGCTAAGTATCTAACTGATGCGCCAGATTTCAGGTGTTCACGAATTATGAGTTCAAAGCCAGTTCTATTGTGAGTATGCCAAGTAGAAAAGGTTGAATTGGGAACGCCATAGTGATCACTAAGCAACTCGTAAGTTTTACAGTCAGTCACTTCTTTTAGCTTTTCAGTAAATTCTCGCCCACTTAGATATTCATATGGCGGAACTTTTGCAGGAATTCTGCTCATTTGAGTATTTTCCTTGATGTCCAAATACCAAAACGAGTAATTAATATGACGTGAGAAACATATTTTCTGTTTTAAGGAATTAAAAATCTTGCCAAAACAGAAAAAACGATCTAATAATTACTCAAACACGAAATTGATGCTCCATGTCTCACCAATAAGCATCAATAATTCTTTAAACGAGTAGGATACCACTATGGCAAGTATTCAAATAGCAGTTGACGCACCTTTTTGTACTAAAAAAGAATTTCTTCGTCGTACTGGCTGGTCATCAGCATCTTTTGATCGCGCACTAGCGAAAGGCGACATCCCAATCCTGCCTAAAGAGGGTTCTAGAAGCTCTGTTCTTGTGAACATGGTTAAGTTTGCTCAAAAAATGGCGGAGCAATCAGTATGAGCTTCGTTATCCAATCTAAAACCAAACTCACCCAGCAAGATGCAATGAGTGAGTCTTGGGAAGATAAATACCCGAACAAATGCCCAGTATGGCTAGAAGTAATTGGCTGGGCTTTCGTTTTCGTACCGTTTTTCTTCAAATGAGTATTGGCTATGGACGTAAATAACTCAATGTGCCTATTACGTGAACGCAAACAACAAGCTTTTGACGCGGCTTGCTGCGATTTTGTCGTCAATCACGATGTAGAAGCGATTGCCCGAAATCTTGAACTGAACGGCACCATGCTTCGCAACAAGCTCAACCCCAACCAACCGCATGTGCTTAAGCCGGTGGAGTTGGCGTTAATCAGCCGCGCTTCTGGTGATTACTCAATCGTAAACACGTTATTTGCCCACGATGGCGTTGTGACCATTCCACTGCCAAAAGCAGAAGATGATTTGAACCTGCTTGAACGAGTACTACAACTAAACACCCACTCTGGTGAGCTTTCTAGCGATGCGTTAGCCATGTGCACCGCAGAACGTTTACCGCGATCGACCAAACGCAAAACCTTAGCCAAGGCGCAAGCCGCTTTGGGCAACTTGGTTTTGCTTATCAACGACCTTGAATACCGCACCACAGGCCTGCAGCCACTCATGCAGTTAGGCACAGATTTTCTGGCCAATGGTGCTCCGATGCCCGGACTCGCTTAAACAGCTTAAGCCGATTAAAAGGATTTGAACCCATGAGCCAGTTAGCCCAACCGCAAGCCATGCAGCCTTCTTCATTGAATGAAGGTGCCCCAAGCGCCGCAGATAGCATTGCCGCGTGTAAATCGCTTTTCGATAAAAGTGCCAAGCGTAGAAAGCTGCGCGATATGTACAACGCAATGAGTGATCGCAGCCGTGGCCTGATTCTGATTGCAGGTGGGATGTCGCCAAAAGATTACAGCCGCGAGTTTGATTCATTCGATGACCTTGAGTTGCAAAAAGTGCGTTCTGGCATGCTGCTACTGAAGGAAATGGTGATGACGTTCGATCGCAAGGTGGGCGATGTCCGCCGCTTAAAACACGTCGATATTTGTAATGTGAATTAGATAACTAGCCAGCCCCTTTGCCCCTGCAGTATTCCTCACGGAATAGGGGCTTTTTTTTCGTCTTAGCGTAGGAGCATAGAAGATGGATATTAATTTAGAAGCAAACGAAGCTTTGAAAATGGCAAGAGAAGCGCAAGCTGTTGCCAAAAAGTTGAATGAAGAAACAAAAGAGCGCATGGCTCAAACTCGCCAAATGCATGATGCAATGTTGATTAGCCAACGCCGTGTTTGTTATGCGTTCAGCACTCTATTACCTAAGGCACACCAAGGCGATTTTTTAACAGTTATTTCCCCAGAAGCGTTAGAAGATGAAGCCAAGAGCATTCTTGAACAGGTATCGAAAAGACAAGAGTCGGATGTGATCAATACGATTGTGAATCTAGCACTAGCCAATAGTGATGTGATCCAAATTCATGTGAATGTTGCGAGTATCGAAGATGTGTCAGTCCAAGTTTATAAGCTTGGTGATATGAAAAAGTACAACTATCGAAATGTGCCATGTTTGCTTCACGAGAGTGTTGAGTTTGATGTCAGATTTTCAAAGGACAACGAAACGGTTCTAGGCCAGTTATTGAGATTAGAAGACAAACTGATTGACCTGATCGCGGAAGCGCGTGAAGCCTCTGAAACTATTGCAGAGGTGGAAGCATGAGCACTTTTAAACTACATGAGTTGAAAATTCAATCTGCTCATTTCACCGAAGTATTGGCAGGCCGTAAAACTAACGAAGTTCGATTAAATGATCGTGACTTCCAAGTTAACGACTGTTTAAACCTGCGCGAGATTAACGAAAACGGCGATTACACAGGGCAGGAAATGAATGCCCAAATTTGTCACATCCTACATGGTGATCAGTTCGGTTTAGAAAAGGGATGGTGTGTCCTTTCTCTTGCGTGCGCTACTCATGCCAAAGCACAAACTTTAATTGAGTACCTGCGTGACCGTCTACAAGAAACATGCGATTGCATTGAAGCGAGTTATGACATTGTGAGTTCTTCTGGCCACACCATTGATGATTCTCAAGCAACTGTTGAAGATGGTCGAGTGTTCATTGAAATAGCTAACCAATACCTAAGCACTATTGCAGAGGGGGAAGCATGAGCATCATTACCGTTTACCGCAGCGACCTAGAACATGGCCTTCGTGGTGAAGGCTTTACCATTCGCAAAATTGAACAGTTCGTTCGTGTATTTAACAGCGTGGAATCAAGCCAAGGCGTAATGCTTCAACTGGATTCGACTCGCGCTATGTTGGTGAACGTGAACGGCACCGAACAAGGGCTTTGCCTTGAAGACTTTATCACTGCTTGGTGGGTGTTTTGGGTTGTGGTGTTTAACCAATCAACGGATAGCGCGATGCACCACCAAGCACTTGGCGCCATTCGTGCACTTTTCTTTGTCTCTGCCTGCACTAAAAGCACAAGCCAAAACGCAACCATGCAGATGTGGTGGCGTGATTGTGAGCCGTCTCATGGCTACCCAACAGTGGAGGCAGGGTAATGCAATACGCAGCAATAGCACTTTGCCCGAGTGGCGGAATTATCCGCCACGAAGAAACGCAAGAAGTCGCCAACGTTTTGGTTGGTGATTTTGACTCACGCATTGATGCCGTAAACCAAGCCTGTCGCGATTTAGATTGTTGCGTAATGCACCCTGTGGATAGAGGCGTTATCAGCAAAGGCCGCGGCAAGGGTGGCTATATGTTGGTGACCACTCAGGAACTGGAGGCGGTATGAGAATTCAGGCCGCATTGAAAGAAGCTGGTTTGCGCCCGGCAAAAGATATCGCTAAGGAATATGGAATCAGTAGCGACTACTTGAGATCAGCAGCTTCAAAGCGCGGTATCTCACTGGCTTTTAGCTTGGTGGATGTCGTTAAAAAGCCATGGTCTGCTGCTGATTCTCAATTTCTGAAGCAAAACGCGCAATGTATGACAGCTAAGGAAGTTGGAAAGCATTTAAATAGAACAGAAATCAGTGTTAAAAGTAAGGCTAAGCAGCTTGGTGTGTTCTTTCAAAAATACGGAGAACACCACCATCTAGCTAAGTACGGCGATCATGATGTTGAGTTATGTCGTGCGCTTGACGATGAAGGTCTCAAACCGTTTGAGATAGCCGAAAAAATGGAGCTTGATTACAGCTATGTCCAATGCATTTTGAAATATCGCATTAGACGTAATGGGTGATCTACGTGCATTCCTACTACCAACCAGTAACGCCTCTACGCAACATATACATGCGTCCTCTCAATCCTATTGATGGGAGGGACGCTTGTATAGTTCATGGGCATCAGCCAGTAGCTATTGAACCAGATGAACAAAACTTTATTGAGCGAGATTTATATCAGCTCAATCCAGATGATCACGCATGGAGAACCAGTAAAAAGTTCTTTAGTGACCTGCCTATCTATATCACTAAGTATTTTGCTAAACGCTATAAAGCTATTTTTTCTAAGAAAGGGAAGACGGCAGCAAATACATATCTTCGTGAAAAAATGGAACCTGCAATGGAGCGAGCAAGATTAGTTCTGGCTCAATACAAAGCAATTCCAACAACTCAAAAGGTTTATTTGCTCAGTGGAGAATATGACGACACTGAGCAAAGTAACTTTATGTCTAAAGAACAGATGCGATTTGATTTTGACCAAATAGAAAAGAATCGTAAGCCGCCAGTCAATCGACTACTTGCCGAACTTGAGCCGTCAGAAGTTAAAGACATGGCTTTCAAGATTAGCCAAATCACTAAGGCTAAATTCCCTCTTATTGCTGCACGTGTGGCTAACCGTGATCTGGATGAAGACGAAATTCCAGAGGTGATCGGCTATGAAGAATTAGCCGAGTTTGTCTGCCACTTTGGTATCGCTCCACCGCGCAAGAAAAAGAAACAAACCGACCTAACCGCACTGAATGACATTTCACGCATGTTAGATGAAAAGTGGTGGTATGGGCGCCTTAACAAAACACGCAAAATCATGCGTGAGCACCTAGCCATTGCTATGGGACAAGTATCTTCAAAAGCATCACCTTATGCGTCATGGGACTGCGTTCGAGAGCACCAAGCGCAGCAAACTGCTAACTATGAATACATCAAGCAATGCCAGTTATTAGATGAAGAAACAGGCGAAGAAGCTGATCTATGGGATATGGTCAAAAAGAGTGTGGCTAACCCTGCTATTCGTCGTCATGAATTAATGGTGCGTTGCCGTGGTTGTGAAGACATTGGTAACGAGTTGGGTTTGCAAGGTCTGTTCTTAACGTTGACCACGCCAGCGAAATATCACAACTCGTACAAAAAAGGCGGCTTTATTGGTCACTGGAACGGTGCAAGCCCACGTGATGCGCAATCTTACCTAAACAACGTTTGGCAGCGAATTCGAGCCAAATTAGGCCGTGAAGAAATCCGCTGGTTTGGTGTTCGTGTCGCTGAGCCACATCATGACGGCACACCACACTGGCATTTGCTTATCTGGGTAAAGCCAGAGGACAAAGAGGCAGTTACAGAAATATTTGTTGATTACGCAACGAAAGAAGACAAGCACGAGCTATTTGATAAACAAGGTAGGTTTGATCACTCGGCTCGTTGTGATGTTGGCGAAATTGACCCAGAGAAAGGCACAGCTACAGGCTACATCGCTAAATACATTTCCAAAAACATCGACGGTTTTGCGATGGACGATGACTTGGCAGATGAAACGGTCAGCATTAATCCTGAGACAGGAAAGGAAGAGGGTAAAAAAGCCAAAGACATGGCGAAGAATGTGAGTGCTTGGAAAAGCCGTTGGAACATTCGTCAGTTCCAGTTCTTCGGTGGTGCACCAGTCACGACTTATCGTGAACTACGCCGCTTCGCTAACCAGAACAAAAAAGCGTTTATGGAATACCTCTTCATGCAAGAGCGTGTCGACCTACTCACTATTTACTCAATGCTGCAGCGTGATCTTGTTGGGCCTATTAAACCTAGCAAGCTGATCACCAATGAAGAGTTAATGAAAGTGATTGGTGATAGCTACCAGTCACGCATGAAGACCGAAGACGCAAGCATCACAGACACTTTAAAAGCTGCCGACCATGGTCACTGGCAAGGTTACATCATGGGGCAAGGTGGCCCATTCGTTAAGCGTGAAGATTTGCTGATCGTGAACTCTTATGAAGTTCTGCCGTTCGCTTCACCTCATGGCGAAGACGTCCGCAAAATTGAGGGTTTCACTACACCAGAAGAAACCATCAAAACACGCACCAAAGTTTGGACGATTCAGAAGAAATCCAAGGTTAACGATGATGTTGAAGCGGGGGCTCTTGTTCTTTCTGGAGCCTCTGGCTCCTCTCGGAGTTCTGTCAATAACTGTACGGAGCTCGATGAGGTACAGGTCTGCGATCAGCTAACTAGATTGTTAAGCCCAAATGAAATAGTGGCGAATAGCCCACCAAATATGGGTGCTTTTTCGGTTTCTGCCTTATTAAAAGGCAGCTCAGTTCGAATTGATAATGAGACAAGCATTCAAATCCGCCCTGCGGAGGTAGACGAACACGGCAATAAACGCCCAGCGCAACTGGTCGAAGTGAGCCGAGTGCCTGCGGATGATATGAATTGGCTGAATTTTGAGGGTTGGGACAAGACATTTGCCCAACCGGAACAAGTAAAAGAAGAATACCAACAACCTGACCTTTCGTTTTTCCCTGATGCGGAATGCGATTGGCCGTTAGCGTAGGAGCTACTCGTTGTTATCTTTTAGTATTTCTTTGACCTCGTCCACGATAGGCATGCGATCTATTAAGTCAGCCCTTCGCTCGGCTGATTTCATTTCTGAGTGCAACCAAAGACCGATAGAAATTATGCCTGTGATTACAGAAGCCACGATACCAGCAACAACGTTTTCTTTTACACCAGTCCAAAATGGTTTATGTACCTGTTGAACAATAGCTTCGTTCTTCACATGTTCACGATAAGCGTCTAGTTCTTCAGCAAAAGAATAGTTGATATAGTCATTGAGCATACGTTCAGCATCTTCCCTGAACTTATCAATACAATCTGGAGATGAATGGAATGTGTTGAAGTAGACTTCTATTTGGGTAGGGGTTGGATACTCGCCAGTTTTCTCTTTGTAAGCGTGAATCCATTTCACTTTTTGTTCTTTGTAGAGGGCGTAAGCTACGTAGCCTACAAAATCGCCCTCTTCCTCAATGATGTCACCAAAGGTATTGTGTTTCCACATTGGTTAGCAAGCCACCTTTGATGCTTGGTAAGCTTTGAAGCGTTCGTTTATTTCTTTTTGAGAGTAACGACGCGCAGCAATACTTCGTTTTACATCTTGAGGTAAGTCGTAAGAAGATAGTTTCTTGCCACTCATCATGGCGGCGTTTGCTTTAGCTGCTGTGCTGCTCATATAGCCTCCATTTAGCTTGTTGTGATTATTAAGCCTGCAGATACATTATATGTTATCTAAGGACGCAAACTATACATCACCCTAAAGTTTCAAACAATCGTTGCAGTGTCAAAACTTAATCAATATGCATCAATGTTTATCAATATCTGTACATTACATTAATTATGATAGTTCACATCAAACCTAATGTAAGTACTAGTTGCACTAATTCGTGACTAAGCTCTAGGTAGATTCATGAAGATGCTTAGTCATCACTTAAGATGTGATCTATTTCACAGCTTTGACTGTGGTACTATAATGCCAACCCTTAAGGTGTTGAAAATATAGGGTTTATTTTTTTGCCATTTTTTGTGCAAAAAAATGTTGTTGACTCATAAAATGGAATTGGCAGTATAAATACACCCTCCTTTCCCATCTCTCCACAATCAATTTTTTAAGCAATCTTTGCGTCCAGAGCTTTCAGCTGTTGAAAAACCTAGAAGTATATCGGTGATATATCAAAAACCGATTTTCGAAGTGTATAGTTTTCATCAATTCAGGAAGACGTTTGGATGCGAAACCGCTGAAAAGCCCACAACAAGAAATATGAACAGGAGAGAACTATGCCCCAAGTAAAGCCACAGACGACATATCAGTACCTTGTTGACCTGCGAGACCAAGAACTGGCGAAAGCCACAACGGTGGAAGATAAGTTAAACATCCTTACCCATTTTTGCACCTTGCAAGATGTGCTCTACGAGCGTGATTGGCAATCACTCAATACGGCGGCATAGCGTTAGCACCAGTTCAGTGATCGACTTTTTTACAGGCTCTGGCAGTCTTTCAAAGTGGGTTAGAAACTCGATGCTGTTAGTGGGGCGCTGCACCAGTGTACCTTTAGCCATTTCAACCAAGCTTACCTGATAAAATTCGCAGAGCACTTCAATTTGCTCTGCGTTGATAACCGCTTTGTGTTGTTCGAGTCGTTGCACTGTTCGGTAGGGAATGCCTGTTTGCTTTGATATGCCTTTTTGTGTATCGCCTCGTGCGATCCTTAATTGAGTGAAGTATTGGTTAATTGAATAGATATTATTGTTCAGTTTTGGCATTTCTATCACTCACAGCGCCAAATGTGGCGTATTGGGCGGATGAAAAGCCAGCCATGGTTAGCAGTTAAATAAATGCTAATAAATTCAAATAATTAGATTTTTTATATCGTTAAAATGTGCCGTGAAAAATCACAGTACTGTTTAAGTGTAGTTGACCACACAAAAACTAATTAAATTTGTACAGGGAAAACTACTGTATTAATATACAGTAAATCGTCAGTTGGGAGTCTAAATGTCTGAACTACATAACAATGCGGAGGCGTTTGTTTTATGCGCTTTGGCTGAGGATACAAGCGGTAATCATGAAAAAAATCAAGATATTGGTACGTTCTTAATGTCGTTGATTTTGGCCCATAAAAAAGGACAGCTAAACGCTGTCCATGGGGTTGGGTCTGAATTTGACAATGAGACGGTTAAAACGGGAGCGGGTTAAAACAAGGCCAACTGCTGTTTTAAGTGGTCACGGTGATCAGGCTTTAGCACCTTGATTAAGCAGTTAGCCAGTTCGCTGGTATCCTTCGATGATGGGCTTAGTGTGTGACTAAAATACAAAGACATAACAAACTGATGTTCACACGTTGGGTTCTTACACTCACAATACAAATCGGCACAGTCGTTTGATAGGCGGTTGGTTTTATTAATCACCGCCCGTTCGCCACAACCGCATTGAATGCGACTTCCCAACATTTTTCCAAACCCTATCGATAGGGTACTGGTTGCCCCCATTCCGAAATGAAGTTTTGATGGTTTGAGTGAGTGGCGATAGCCGATAGAACTCACAAAGGTATGCCCACATTCTGGGTTAGAGCAGGAACAAGATAATTCCGCGCTATTCGCATCCGCTGCTTTACTTCTACTGACAATCGCGCGCTCACCACACTTGCAATAAACTCGCATACATTGACCTAACTTAACTGACTGACAGCTTAATATTACGTCAATGGCTGTGTTTTTGTACAGGTTTATGCGGCGTCTCCTGTATTTACATCAAACTTTAGGTGCAGGCTTTTTATGTTCCTGATTTCTGAGTCATTGTTCACTTCATCCATAATCAGTTCGCACACTGGAATGATTTCGTCTTTGGCGTATTCACTACCAATTTTAATCGGGTCACCTAAGCTGGTTGTGCCTTGCGGAATTATGCCCGCTTTACCCACGGGGAAGCGGTGGCCGACGAGAATATCTTGCGCGGTGATGTTCTTGATTCGCTCGAATTCATCTTTTGTTGCAATGTCCCCTACAGGGATTAGCTGAATGCCTTTCTCTGCCCCTCCGGGAATATTGACGAACATGCTGCGGAAGTTACCAACGCCTTTAGAGCTGGCGATCTTATCTTTCAACATCTTTTCGTCATCGTCACTCAAGTTTGGGTCAGTCGCATAGAAGATAAAACCCATGTGAGCACCGTTCTTGTAGTATCGGCGACGAAATAGCGTGGCGTCCTTGTTTAGTAGGCTGCTTTGTAAACTGCCCAAATAGTCAGGCAAGCCATAAATCTGTTGCTGCAAGTCTTCTTGGGGTAAGAAAATAATGTCATTCGCCTTATAGACACGTTGCTTGTTGTCACGCTCAAGTAGCACAAAGTCACCGTTTTTACGTCGGCGTAAGTACATCGTTGGTAAAGGGAACAAACGAACAACACGCTTGAAGTGATCGCGGATTTTTAAAAAAGCAGCGTCACCAAAAGTGAAGTAGTTATTGCAAAAAGATTGAATCTGCCGACGTCTAGCACCTCCGCCAGTGGTGAAACGAGCAGCAACATAGTTTGCACGAGCTTTTAAAAGTGAACCGTGATAGGCGTTTGCGCGTGAAGTCTCTGCCAAACCTTGTCGTGAGATTGGCGGTTCCCAATAGTCGTCGGAGTCGTTGTAGAACAATTCAGAGTAAGACGTCATCCAACTGTTTGCGTCGATTGCTTCTGGCGAAGAGTCAATGTGATAAACAGACTCTGCATGTTGTTCTTCTTGCTTAACTAGTGTTTCTGTTGTGTCGGTCATGCTGCAGTGGCCCAAGTTGATTTCGTTGGAGTATCGTGATCTAACGGTTCGTTAATAATGGCGTGTGAAATAGCCCAAAACGCATCGGCGTGGCCTGTTGTTTCACTTCGCTCTGCTTTAAAGGTCATAGCGTTACCGCTATTGGTTGGTACTCGCTTAATAGCCATGAATGCCATAGCAATGTCTTTGTGTTCGGCATCAAACTGCAGGCGCTTGGCTTCTACAATGTCGATCATCTTCATCACAAGGCGATTCTTGTTTTCGTTGCTGTAATGTATGGCGTGGGCTTCACGTGGGTGTTTTTTCTTGATTAAGTCCCAAACACCGCCGCCAATCCCCGTAGTGTCAACGCCTATGTAAGTGACTTTGTAGCGTTTAAATACCTTTTCAATTTCACTTACGTGGTACTGGAAGTTAAGGCCTTTCCAGTAGTGTTTCTCTAAAACACGGAATTTCTCACCTGCAACTGCAGGCGGGGCTATGACTACTAAGCAAGCATTGTCACGGGTGCGGCTAGGGTCATAACCCAGCCATACTTCACGCCCAGCAAACGGTGATTTTGTTTTCGGTTTAAAGTCCTGCCAGTGGGCAGAGTCAACCATGCCTTTTTCGAGATCAGAGAATTTGAATACAGACAAAGAGCCGTCAACGAAGACACACATAAACAGGTTGTCGAAATCGTCTTTACTGTATTCGTCCTGTAGTTCTTCAATATCAAATAGATCACAACCGCCTGCTGCAGCGTCTTCAATAGTAACGACATAACGCCACTGCTTATCAGGACAAAGCACACCACCATCGCGGTATTCATCGAACGTTGGAAACTCAATCTTAGCGCGTGAATCTCTCCCTTTTCGCCATTGGTCGCCCGTCCAAAATGGGTACGCCTGGTGCATTTTCGATGATGGTGTCGAAAAGTAAGTTTTACGCCATTTTTTATGGGTAGCCATTGCCGAAGCGAGTTTGTTTAGTTCGTCAAACTTCGGTATCCAGAAGTATTCATCAACATAAACATGGCCGTGGTAACTTTGCGCGGTTTTGCTGTTGGTTGATAAAAAGCGAAGTTCAGCACCATTAGAGAGAATGATCGGGTTCCCGGTCAGCTCTATGTCTAAGAACTCTTTTGCAATAGCAATGATGTAGCTGCGAAAAACTTCTGCTTGAGCGCGTGACGCTGACAAAAAGATTTGGTTGTCACCAGTCAGAATCGCATCTTCTAAAGCTTCACCACTGAAATAGTAGGTTGCACCAATCTGGCGGGATTTAAGAATGTTTCGAATACGCTGTTTGATGTTGTTGCGCATAACATGCTGATAGGCGAAAAGCGAATCGTGCCACGTGGCAAAGTCTTCTTCACTCAGTTCGCTAATGTCATTCTTTTTGCCTTTACGTTTCTTATTCGATTTTGAGTTGCTGCCAGATTGCTGATCACCACGGTTACTTTTGTTCTCGTGTTTTTTGTTGCCAGCATTTAAAGGCTGTTCACCTTGCTGCTTTTCTTGCGCCCTTTGTTTCTTCAAAGCTGCGTGATGCTTGATAAGCCTATCGAGCATGTCTAGCTGGTTCTTGCTTGGGTCTTCCAACTCGAGCAACGTTTGAATGCGGTTTGCTATTGCTTCATCAATAGTTTGTTCACGCAACATATCGCGCCAACCGAATTTATCTGCCCAGTAATAAATGATGCGCTCATTATTCAGGTTCAGTTCGGTAGCGATTTCACGTGGCGTCCAAGCTTTCAAATAGAGTGCTCGGGCGGCTTGTCGTACTTCGGGAGAATATGCCATAAGCGCATCATACGCCCCGAAATCTCGCAAATGACTAACTTAAATTCGGATGAATTCGGATATGGGCTAAATCCGAATTTCTAGGAATTGAAGTGGCTGAAACCACCCATTCAAAGGCGTATTGTTTGCCGTGACCGAGATTTATTTGACGTGATTTAACTAGGCAAACGACAAACATGAGCAAAACCAGTGATTGGAAAATTGTTGCAACTGAGGGGGCTACTGTAGATGGTCGCCAAATAACTGCAGCATGGATTAAAGACATGGCATCGCTGTATTCAACTTCTGAGTACACCGCGATGATCTGGCCTGAACATGCACGTTCTCACTGGAATGTGTTTGAGGGTAAAAACTGGGGTGTGGTTGAAGAACTAAAAGCCGAAAAGAAAGACGGCAAGTTGAGACTATTCGCCAAGATTACGCCAAACCAATATTTGCTTGATGCTAACCAAGATGGACAAAAGCTATTTACATCTATTGAGCCTAATCCTGATTACAAGGGCGAGGGGCGATGTTACCTGATGGGCCTAGCTGTGACTGACTCCCCAGCATCTACAGGAACAGACCGCCTTGAGTTCTCACGCAAGCAAGGTGAAGTGACCAAGATTGAATGTAGTGATCTTGAAGAGTTAGACGTGTCCGAATGCTTCACAACAAATCCTATCTCTAAGTTTTTCTCAGATTTGGCAAAACATTTCCAATCTGGCGGGGCACTGCCAGAAATTACACCTGTAGAGCCTGAACCAGAGGACATTGACGTGACTCCAGAGCAACTAGAAGCACTATTTGATAAAAAATTTAGTGCCTTAAAAACCGAGCTGAAAGATGAACTCAAACAAGAGTTTTCGCAGCAAAACCCAGAACCAGAGCCGGAAGTAAATACAGGGGCAACTGTTGAACAGTTCTCTGCAGCTTTGGATGACAAGCTAAACCCACTGGTAGAAACAGTGAACGGTTTGGTATCGAAATTTAACAAACTTTCACAAGAAGTGCCGGGACAAGAGCCGGGTGGTGAGGGTGCGAGTGACAAAATGGAAGGAGTATTTTAATGCTGAATGCTGTTTCAACGAAATACTTAGCGGAGTTTAGTTTATCCGTAGCTCAAGCCGCTGGTTTAGACGTCCCTTATGGAACGTTTAACATCACACCGCCGATGGAAACTGCTCTACGTCAGGCAATCCTAGAGTCTCATGAATTCTTAAACATGATCTCTCTGCTACCTGTGCAGCAGATTAAAGGTCAAGTGGTAGATGTTGGTAATGATGGTCTTTCTACAGGTCGTACTTCATCAGGTCGTTTCAGTCGTGAAATGGGTCAAAGTGGTAATACCTACGAACTGACCAAAACGGATTCTGGTGCTCATATTCTTTGGGAAACAATGACCCAATGGGCGAACTCAGGGAAGAAAGGCGAATGGTTGAAACTAATGCTAAACGCGATTTCTCGTGTGTTTGCATTGGATATTCTCCGTGTAGGTTTCAACGGTACATCAATCGTAACGCCTACTGACCCAGATGCTAATCCACTAGGCCAAGACGTAAACAAGGGCTGGCTTACAGTTGTAAAAGAGAAGAAAGCTAGTCAAGTTTTGGCATCTGCGAAGCTAGACCCTACTGGTGCGGCAGCGGATTCGTACAAAAACCTTGATTCGTTGGTACAAGACCTAATCAACACAACTATTGCTCCAGAACATCGCCAAGACCCTGATCTTGTCGTGTTAGTTGGTTCTGATTTGGTCGCTGCTGAACAACATCGTTTGCTAGAAGCGGCAAACTCACCGACAGAACATAAAGCGGCACAAGCTCTTGCAAAAACCATTGCAGGCAAAAAAGCTTATACGCCTCCGTTCTTCCCTGCTGACCAAGTGTGGGTGACAAATACTAAGAACCTACAAGTTCTTACCCAAGCAAACACACAACAGCGTCGCCAGAAAAACAATGACGATGAGCTACGTTTCGAATCTAACCATATTCGTATGGAAGGCTACGCAGTGGGCAACCTTAAAAAGTTTGCTGCAATCGAAACTGTCACTGTTGTTGACCATGCGCCAGCAGCATAAGGGGTGAAACATGGTTAGCCCATTAGCAAGACAGCGTAAACAAATGCTTGAAAAGCAAGCTAACCAGTCTGCATCGGAATTGTTTTCCGGTGCAGATACCGAAAGCCTGCACATCAAGCTGATCGACTTTGAAGAAGATCGTAAGTACCTAAAACAGCTCAATGCTATCGAAGACAAAGTGAAGCATAAGCGAGAAGTTTTAGTGCCTAAGTACAAACCGTACGTGGAAGCTTACCTAGCAAAAGGCGAAGTATTCGAAAACCCAATCTTTACCAACATGGTGATCTGGTTGTTCGATGTCAACGACATGGAAACCGCTATTGATTGGTGTTTGAAAGCTATCGAGTTGGATTTACCTACACCGGACAACTTCCGCCGTGATTGGCCGACTGTCTGCGCTGATGCAGTGCTTGAGTGGGCAGAAAAAGAATCTGGCCGTGGTCATTCAATTGAGCCTTATTTCAGCAAGGTGTTTGAAAAGGTCGAAAAAGAGTGGCGATTGCATGAAGAAGTTCATGCCAAGTGGTACCGATTCGCAGGCTTGTACCTTATTCGAAATGAAGAGGGCCAACCACAGCCAACGGCTATCGGGTGCTTAGAAACACTAGAAAAAGCTTTGGTGCTACTGCAACACGCTCACGACAAGTACGACAAAGTGGGTGTGAAAACCAAAATTGGTCAAATCGAGCAACGCATTCGTGCCATTAAAGATGGCAAGAATCTGTAAAGACTCCTACGCCGCCGAGCCTCGGCTGGTGAGGTAAGAGTGCCAATAGGCTAACTCAATACCGTCGACCCAGTGGCTAGAGGCTCACTTATTTAAAGAGGAATAACGATGTTTACGGGATCTTCCGGTTCGGATTACCAAGCGACAGAAATCACCAATGACGGTTTTTGGCCGAACATAAATGCAGGTGACTTTGAAAAACGTCGCGGTATTCCTGCAGCTCAAGATTCAGAACGTATCGCTATTGCTCTGGTTAATGCTGTTTCGGAAGTTAATCAGCAACTTGAAGACTTAAAAGCGAAGTATCAGGAAGAGGGACATGCAACTGCTGGCGATGTTCCTGCTTTTCCGAAGATGCTTGGTAAAAACCGTGTTGTATATCAATACGAATCAGCAGTGTTTGCGAGAGCCAAAGCTGACTTGCTGCCAGACATTGCCACTGTTCACACCAAGGACAAAGGCGACCATATGGCAGACAGAAGTACCGAGGTTCGCACTGAACTGCTTTCAGAAAGCCAGCGCATTATTCGAAACATGAAAGGGCTAAACCGCTCATCGGTTGCTTTGTTATGAAAGGAACGGCTATGAGTACGCAGTACCAAGCAGGTTACAAGCTGCGTGACCTAAACGAATTTTTAATCAGCGTTGTGGGCGACAAGATAGCCAAGCGCATGGAATGTGAAATGGGCAAGGTTGAGTTGAAACTCGAAACCAAGCACATGGGCCATGGCTTTGACCTGCTTTATCAACGTTATGTTGCTGATTTCTACTTCGATAAGTTCCCTTTCAAAGAATACGACCCTGCAGTGCTGTTTGCGAACGTTGGGGCTTGGTTGATGGACAACGATTCTGACCGTTTCCACATTGAAGACTTAGACGACCCAGACGTAGATGTAGTGCTGGAAGATGAGAAAAACGCCGAAGTGCTGATCTCAGTGATGTTTGAAGAACCAGTCAAAGTGACTGCTGACCCAGACGGGCCAATCTATTGGAATGGTCAACTCTGGAAGATTGAAGAGTACGAGATTTGGCAGGCGGAAAGGCTATCAAATGTAGTTATTCGCAATGTATGAGATACGGGCAGATAAGCGCAGTTATCTGCGAGTTAAAGAGCAATTCGAGCTGTTAAAGCTTGATAAAAAAGCCAGAGCCAGAGTGCTGAAAGAGCTTGGTAAATACATCACCAAGACGACCAAAAAGAACATTCGAGCACAGCGTGACCCAGACGGTAAATCGTGGTCAAAGCGCAAAAAAGGCAGGCGCAAGATGCTTAGAGGCTTCACCAAGAAGCTAAAGCATTTTCAAAAAGACAATAACCGGGTTTTGGTTGTTGGTTGGCCCTCAAGACGAGGAACCGTAGCACTGGCTCATCATACAGGTGAAGCAGAGAAAAGCGGTTTGCAGCAGAGGTTCAAGCAAGCCAAGAAAGCGAAAGAGCCCAAAAAAACCGACCCGGCAACTAGAGAGCAAGCGAAAGAGCTACGCGATTTAGGTTACAGACTTCCGCCCCAAGGCAGGCAGAAGAGAGGCAAAAAGCCAACGCTCAAATTCATTACTCAGAATATGACCGTAGCCGAAGCCGCAAAACTGATTAGTGATCTGGAAAACAAAACTCCATCACGTAAGTGGGAAGTAGATCGCCCAGAACGCCGATTGATAGGCATTAGTCCCAAACGGGCAGCAATGATTATCAAACGGGAATTGAATCGAAACAGGAGCAACTAAACATGGCATGGCCTACCGTCATTATTAACATTCTGAACATGATGCGCGGACCGATTCCGGGCGTTGAATTTCACTTTCTGTTTGTTGTGTACGGCACAGTCGCAGGAACAGAGCGCAACCTAATCATGGTGGACAACACCACGGATTTTGCAGATAGCACGTTCGATAACATCGACCCTGTGCACATGCTTACGCTAAAAGCTGCCCAGTTAAACGGGAAACAAAACTGGACTGCAGGTGTGATCGTCTTAGACCCCGCAGACAGTTGGCAAGCCGCAGTGTTTAAAGCCAATGAAACATCAAGCTTTGAAGCGGTTGTGCTTGATAAGCCAGATACAGGCACATCGACTCTTGAAGATGCTGTTGCTTTCCGCACTGAACTGAAAAACAAGTTAGGACGTGAAGTATTCATGATCTGCACCTTGCCGGGTATCAATGATGATTCGGTGACGGGTGAAACATGGGCGGAGTGGTTGGCGGCAACAGTCGCGGTACCAACAAGCATCGCAAGTGAGTACATCACCGTTGTTCCTCAAGTTCACAAAGAAAACTCAACAGTCGGTATTTACGCTGGCCGTCTGGCAAACCAAGAAGTGTCTATTGCTGATTCCCCTGCACGAGTTAAAACAGGCAGTGTACTGGGCAGCATGACTCTAGCAACGGATAAAGACGGCAAGCCGTTGGAGTTGGCAACCCTTAAAGCACTGGAAGCCGCTCGAATTGCGGTTCCAATGTGGTACCCAGATTATCCGGGGCAGTATTGGACAACGGGCCGTACTTTAGATGTTCCGGGTGGTGACTTTCAAGATATTCGCCATATCCGTGTTGCGATGAAAGCAGCCCGTAAAGTTCGTGTACGTGCGATTGCTCGAATCGCTGATCGTGAGTTCAACTCAACGCCGGGCAGTGAAGCAAGCGCAAAACTCTACTTTACCCAAGACCTGCGCGAAATGGCGGTAGTAACGAAAATTGGTGATTACGAGTTCCCCGGTGAAATTAAACCGCCACAAGATGAAGACATCACCATCACTTGGATTAACAGTGAAGAAGTGGAAATTCTGCTAGCTGTTACGCCTTATGAGTGCCCAGTGAAAATCACAATCGGCATCATGCTTAACCAACGTCTAGGAGAGTAATAAATGACTTCTCGTTATACAGGTCGAAGCTTCGACGTAAACATGCTGGGTGTTCTGGTTCATGTGGAATCGGCAACAGCAACCATCAATGACGAATCAGCCGTTGATAAAGAGCGTGGGATTCCAACGGGCTTTACTCATGGTGCAGTTAGCTGTGATGTGGAATATGAGTTGGATTTAAACAACTTCCGCAAGTTGCAGCAAAAAGCACGTGAAGCAGGTAGCTGGCGCGGCATCAAGCCTCACGATTGCATGTTCTATGCAAATACAGGTGACGATGAAGACAAAGTTGAGTTGTTCGGTGTGAAGCTTCAAATCTCTGATCTACTAAGTGTCGATCCTAACAGCAGTGATAAGACCAAACGCAAACTGAAAGGTTTTGTAACGAGTCCGCATTTTGTCCGCATCAATGGTATTTCATACCTGAGTTCAGACGACACACGCGGTCTGCTTTAAGCCTAACCAGAGAGATAACGAATGCCGGATTTTATCGACCATGCCAGTAGTAATGAAGCCAAATTCACCGAAATGGCTATTGCAAGCCAACTTAAACGGTCAGTGCAGACAGGCCAACAAGAAAGCGCGAAAGAGTGCTACGAGTGTGGCGATGAAATCCCAGAAGCGCGTCGAGTTGCTATAGCGGGGTGTCGTTACTGTGCATCTTGCCAAGCAGAGCGGGAGTAACGGAATGAAAGACTGGTACGACAAAATAACCAGCGGAATTGCTTACCTAATGTCACTGGCAGGTATGACTTTCAGCAAACTGACATTTGAGCAGTGGTACTTCATCTTATCGCTTGTCATTGGTCTGGCAGCTCTAGGGTTGAATTACTGGCATAAACGAGCGATGCAGCGTATTGCAAGCGAAAAAGGAGTGGCACTAAGTGAAACTGACTAAACGAATTATTTGTTCTGTCGCTGCTGTGATCGGTTTGGTTACAGGTGGTGTGACACTGAACAGTTCAGAACTCCCAACTGGCACCGTGACGATTTCAGGTGTGCAAGTAGGCGAGCTAAGAACTAGCCCAATTGGTTTGGAAATTATCGGTGATGCAGAGGGGTGCCGACAAGACCCGTACACATGCCCTGCAGGACTGGCAACTAATGGCATTGGTAACACTCATGGCGTAAATGACCAAGTGGTGTCTTTGGAGCAAGTTGCAACCGACTGGGTGAAGAACTTGCAGCAAGCTGAACAATGTATCAGTCGTGCAGAGGCAGATTCTGGCAAACAGATGTCACAAGGTCAGTTCGATGCATTCACTTCTTTTAGCTTTAACACTGGCTGTACTCGATTTATGCGAAATCGTGATGGTAGTGAAACGCAGATTTATCACTTCATCAAACAGGGTAACTTTACGAAAGCCTGTCATGAGTTGCCAAGGTGGGTTTATGGCGGTGGTGTGAAGTTGAAAGGTTTAATTGACCGTAGGGATAAAGAGCATGATCGCTGCCTTTCCATTCAAAAACATCAAGTGGGTTAAGTGGCTAGTTATTGCTGCAGTGGGGGTTGCCATGGTGTCGATGTGGTTAATGTTGAAAGCTAGTAAGTCTGAGCAGGCGGCTTTGAGGGCACGTTTAGATAATGCGTTATCAACCAATCAAGTTAGCCAAGCAACCATTGAAACACTCACCCAAGAAAACAGTGATGCAAATCAGTTACTGGTAGATAGAACAAGGCTGCACAGCACTATAGAGGGAAAGCTCAATGAAGACATTGAAATGCTTCGACGTCAATTGGCCGATGATGAATGTTATCAAAAGCCTTGGCCTAGTGATGTTGCTAACAGGTTGCGCGAACCGTACTGAGTTGGTTGCAACTCAAGTCGTCGTCAAGTTACCTCCTGCTGGGCTGATTGTTCCGTGTCATAAACCAGAAATTCAAGGTACTAGCCCGTTAATAACTGCTAGTGAAGATGTACCTAAATTAAAAGCGGCCCTGAGTAAATGCGCACAGCAGGCCGAAGATTATTTGCAATGGCGTGCCAAGCACGAAGCTAAGCACACAAAAGACGAAGAGAGAAGAAAATGACTAAACCTGCTTTCACATCAAAACCTGTAGTAGTGGCTATCGGTGGTACTGATTTCGAATTTACCCCAACGGTGCAAGATGCGAACAACCATACCAATGACATGATGCCGAATAACAAAGTGGCTCCTGCATACACGTATTTGACTCGCACTGTTAAACCAGAGCAGAAAGATGCGCTGATCGAGTTACTTGATAGCGTGCCCGGTCTAACCATTGAGCTGTTCGCAACGGTGAGTAATGCCTCTAAAGGTGGCATTGAAATCTCACTAAAAAAATAACTGACAGGGCAAAGCGGATTGAAGATAACCCACTTGAACAAGCCTTTGCCCTGCGTCGTCATTTTCTCCCCAATGAACCAGACGACGAACAAAGTTTAAGCCGCGCTATCTGGCTGGATAAACACCAGTTCGAACGCGAAGAAAGAGCAGTAATGAGCGCAATTAGCCGATTGTTTAGTAAGTAAGGTAAGCATCACGCATGAGTATGGAAAAGCTACTAATGCATGTGGCACTGGTTGACCAAGTCACCAAGCCATTACAAGGCATTACTAAAGAAGTGCAATCTTCCATGGAAGCAGGCAAACAAGGCATGCAGAACATGGCGACAGGTGGCGCAGGTTTGGTTGCTACTGGTTTTGCTATCCAAAATGCGTTGATGCCTGCCATTGAAATGGACAGAAAACTAGGTGAGGTTAAATCACTTGGTGTCACCGATGATGCGTTAAAACAGTTACAAGCAACGGCTTTAGATTTTGCTGCTGAGTACGGTAAATCAGCAACCGAGTTTGTTGGTGCTTCCTATGATATTCAATCCGCTATTGCGGGGTTAAGTGGTGATGAGCTTTCCCAATTTACTAAAGCTTCGGGTGTGCTTGCTGCTGCGACTAAAGCTGACACTGCCACTATCACCAGTTACATGGGCACCATGTACGGGATATTTAAGAACCAAGCCACAGAAATGGGCAAAGGTGAATGGGTTGAACAAGTAGCAGGCATGACCGCCAGTGCCGTTCAAATGTTCAAGACAACGGGTAGTGAAATGAGTAGTGCCTTTACCAGTGTGGGTGCTAACGCTACATCGGCAGGTATTGCGATGTCTGAACAAATGGCGATCTTAGGTACGTTGCAAGCCACTATGAGCGGCAGTGAAGCAGGTACCAAATACAAAGCGTTCCTAGCTGGCGTTGCTAATGCTCAAGACAAACTTAATTTGTCCTTTACAGACAGCCAAGGGCAAATGCTGCCAATGCTGGATATTCTCGATCAGTTGAAAGGTAAGTACGGTGACACGCTCAGCGTTGCCGAATCTGCTGACTTGAAAAAAGCATTTGGCTCAGAGGAAGCCGTAAGCATGATCAAGTTGCTCATGGCTGATACTGACGGGTTAGCAGGAAGCATTGAGCAACTAGGCCAAGTCCAAGGCATGTCAAAAGCCGAAGAAATGGCAAGTGCAATGACCGACCAATGGGAACGGCTCGAAGCCTCATGGTTTGCCGTTCGTGCTGCAGTTTTTGGTGCCATTCTTCCGTCTATCAATGCCATTGTGGGTTCAATGGCTAATGGTTTGGTTTATATCACTGGCTGGACTGATGAATTTCCGTGGCTTGCTGAAATATTGGGCTATGTCGCTATTGCGGGTTTATCCCTTGGTGGTGTAGTCGCAACACTCTCGCTTGCTATGGGTATTGGGCAAATGATGTCTGCAGGTTGGGCCGTCACCATGACGGGCTTGAACAGCATCATGAAACTGCTACGCATTACCACAATCGCAAGCACCGCCGCCGCTTGGTTATTCAATGCCGCTTTATGGGCGAACCCAATCACGTGGGTAGTAGCTGGTATTGCACTGCTAATTGGTGGTGTAGCCGCTGCAATCTATTGGTGGGACGACTTAACCGCAGCATTCAAAGATACGGCTTGGTTTAATGTTATTGCCGGAGCTATTGAGGGCATTGTTGACCTGCTGAACATGATCCCCGGTGTGGATATTGAACTGGGCAGCAAGGTTGATACACCAGAAGTGAGTGCAGCCGTTCAAGCAGAGCGAAACGCACCTAAATCTATTCAACCAATGGCGTTCGACGCCCCAGAAATGCCAACGGGTAACGGTGGCAGCATTGCCGAATACAAACAGCCGGGAGCAGTGCCAACACTACCGCCAAGCATGGTTCAAAATGTAACGACTACCCATAAACCGCAAAGCGGCAACATGAACTCATACGGTGACGTTTACATCACTGCACCGAATGGAATTACACCAGACCAGTTAGCCGAATGGGATGAACTCAATGCCGGATAGTAAAAAATACATCGACATTAAAGTGATTGACGGCGGTTGGGATATGGACGCAGGTCAACAGCCTGCCGAATGCAGTGATTTATACAGCATCGCACAAGATATTAAGCACGCCATTATGGAATCGGGTTTGGCCCGTCAATTGGTTGCTGAGCGTAACCCAGCATTACGCGCTGATGTGATGGTGCAGATTGAGCAGTTAGCCGAGCGTGATGTGAGAGTCGTTCCCGGTACTGCAACCGCAACAGAATTAGAAGCGGGTGAAATTACCTTAACCGCAACCGCTTATGAATATGGTGATCTAGAACTTTCTGTAGGAGAGAACGGGGCATGAGCAAACGACCAAACGCAGACTTTGTTGAGATTCTAAGTGAATCGGGTGTGCCTGTTACCGAAGATGAATTTGAAGCCAAGCTGAAACAAGAAGTCGTGGGAGCTGGCAGCAAGGTATCTAATGACTCTGAAATGTCACCGTTTTGGCGATGGGTTCGCGCCGCTGTAGTTACGCCATGCGTGTGGCTAATCAGAACACTATTAGCTGAACACGTTATGCCGAATATGTTTGTGGCAACGGCAGAGCGTTGGGCTTTAGAGCTGAAAGCTTGGGAACATGACATCGAGCCGAAAGACGCAGAGAAAACACAAGGCAATATCACCTTAATCAAGGCGAACGCTGCTGATGCTGTCACGATAGAAGCGGGTAAGGTGGTTCAAACCCTGCCGATTGATGGTGTGGTGTATCAAGTTCGAGTGCTTGCTGAAACCGTGATTGATGCAGGTCAGCTAACGGGCAAAGTTCTGGTTGAAGCATTCGAAGCAGGCGCAGCTTTTAACTTACCTGCAGGTTACTTCAATATCATTCCAGAAGAGATTCCAGGCATTGTCGATGCAGTTAATGAACCTGACTGGATAACAAAACTGGGCGCAGACGCTGAAAGTGAAGAAGAACTGGCACTGCGTATTCAGAACGCTTTCACCAGTTCGGGTGAGTGGCATATTGATGATGTTTACCGCTCCATTATTTCCAGTGTTGCCGGGATTCGTAGCGACAACATCTATTTCAACAATACAGGTGAAGTGACACCGGGTACTGCAGAAGCGTTGATCTTGATGGAAGTCGGAGCAACGCCACAGCCCATTCTTGACCAGTTAAATGACCACATTATGGCTAAAGGGCATCACGGCCATGGTGATGTGCTGACTTGTAAGGCTATTCCAGATACTGAGTACGATGTGATCGCCGATGTTGTTTTGGTGGCGAACTTAGACGAAGCAACCAAAGTGAACGAGCTGCTGGAAGTCGAAGACCGTATCAGGGCGGCATTTCGTGAGACGGCCGCATATCCAGGAATGACCCGAGCAAAACCAGAAAGCCGCTTTAGCCTTTCTCTGCTTGGCAGTGAGATTCACACCAGTATGGCGCAGGTCGAATCGGTAAAGTTCACCGTAGGCGGAAAGGTTCAAGAGGACATTATCAGCGACCTAGAGCAGCCACGTTTGAAAACGCTAACGGTAAGGTAGTAAGCCATGTCTGACCCTCAAAGCTACAACCAAGAGAAACATGCACCAGAGTTACCGGAAACCGTTATTCCATGGTGGCAAGACGGCAGCACCACATCGGAAGAAACCAAAGAGCCGCACTTTCTATCAAAAGGCGTGTTTGCATTCTTTCAAATGGTTTGGGGTTGGTTGCTGCTCCCGCTTCGCCAAATGGATGCGCTGACATGCAGCGAAAACACCTTGGAGTTAATGGCTTGGGATAGAGACATCAAACGCTTTGAGGGTGAGCCGCTTTCGCTGTTTCGTAAACGAGTGAAATACGCTGCTGTGAATGCCAAAGACGCAGGCAGCGTTGCAGGGTTTAAGCGAATTTTTGAAAGGTTGGGCATTGGTATCGTGGCGTTTAAAGAGCGTGAAGATGCAGTGCAGTGGGATGTGTGCACCATTGAACTAACCGACGGTGATATTTCCAATAACACCAAGTTGGTTCAAACCTTGATTGAACAATATGGACGGACGTGTCGGCGCTACCGTTTTCAAGTGATATTTCAGACAACGCTGACCGTTGCCAGCGGTGAGTTTTCACATGATTTCAGTTTGTTTCGAGCAGAAGACAAGCAGATTGTTGAAATTAATGTGGAACCACAGTCAATTGAGCATCAAAGACAAGTCTTTATTGCCAGCCTTTAGTTGTAAACGTTCTATAGGCAGTTAAAGCAAAAATAAGGGGGAGATATCCCAATGAGCCAAACGACAATCCCGCTCGAATTTGAGCGTTATCTGCAAAGTCAGATTGGTGCTGGTAATGCGCCCGATATGAATGAAATGATTTTTGCGCACATTCCAGGGCTAGACCCAAGCCAAACAATTAACCGTGAAAATGGTTTACCTGATAGTTCGCTGTGGGTTCACCAACAAGACATCGACCAAGTGGGTAAACTGGGTGAGAACGCACTGGCGTATTCAGTTGTGATCCCCGGTACTGTTGCAGAATTCACCTTTAATGCAATGTATCTGCGTGACAAGAATGTGCCAAACTCTTGCGGAATGGTGGTACACAAAGCAGAAGAAACCAAAGAAAACGGTATGGCTAGCACTAAATCACTGGTGCAAGCCTATGACGGAGCCGCGCAAATCGCTGGAATTACCGTTGATGCTTCGACTTGGCAGATTGACTATCAAGCCCGTTTAAAAGGTATCGAAGAAGACCACCGTTTGGCTTGTTTAGATAGCTACGGTCACACGGCCTTTGTTGATGGCTTCGACGTTACCCAACAAGCGGATCCGAATAAATACAAAGTGACGCCTGGTGTTGTTTATGTCGGCGGTTTACGTGGTGTGTTGACTGGTGAAGTGTTGCAAACCATCACCACTAACCCCAACGGTTTGTATGTCGATGTTGTTCGTCAAGGTACCGCGCTGTCAGTGTGGGAAAACAAAGTCACGATTGCAGTTTCTGAAACCGAGCTAACCGATTATGTGGACGGTAACGGTGATAAGCACTATGTCGCAAAACTGGCCGGAATTAATGGCGATGGTTCTGTGGTTGATTGGCGGGCTGTTGCTCATGATGAAAAGCTCATGCAAAGCATGGTCGGTATGGTTGTTCCATTCCATATGGAAGGTGAGAAAAAGGGGTGGCTTGATGGTAAAGGTGGTGTGGTATCAAGAACGGTAGATAAAGTTCTATGGAATCATGCACAAGATACTGGCTTGGTAGTGTCTCAAGCAATCAAAGACGCTGATCCAATGACTCATGCGATGAAGTTTGGAGATGGCGATGGAGCTACTACATTCACCCTGCCAAATTATCATTTAGGGCATTTTGTTCGAGGTACGCCAAATGGTGTAGGTCATGGTGCAACTCAAACTGATGCCATTCGTAATATTACAGGTATGGTTAGCGGGACAATTGGTGATGCAATATTTGATTCATCATATGGCGCAATGGGATTAGAAGAAAATGGAACTATGTCGAGAACGGCTACTGTTTCTGGAAGTGGATATAACAATTTTAATTTTGATGCCTCTCGTGTAGTACCAACAGCTTCTGAAAACCGCCCATACACTGCAAACCTTGCTATTAAAATTCACCGAGGTTGGATGTAATGAAATTAGCCTATCACTACGATTACAAGACCCTTATTTATCAGGGGGAGAGTAAAGTCCATAAGGTGGCTGGATATGATGAATATATCTTGCCTCAGTTTTCTACGTGGGTAGCTAACCCCACTTTTGATCAAGAAACCGAACAAGCCAAGTTTGATGTTAATAATCAGAAATGGGTTGTTGAATTAAAGCCAGTTGAAGTAACGGCTCACAATAAGCAAAATCACAAAACGAAAGTGTTTGATGATGCGTCTTTGGTCACTGATGAATACACGTTAGAAAAGCCAGTTACGCAATGGGATGAGTGGATTAATGACGCTTGGGTAACAAACGAAAGCAACAAATACATTGCTGAATACGACCAAGTGGATAGTGCCCGTCGAGCTGCTTATCGAGAAGTTAGTGATCCTCTATACATGGAAGCATGGCGCAAAGAGTCTAAAGGATTAGTTGATGAAGCGGCAGCGTTCAGACAACAAGCTGATGCTGCAGTAGAGCTAATCCAAGCCGAAAACCCTTGGCCGACTCCGCCTGAGGTTTAGTGTATGTGGCAAGAATCCTCATTAAGTTGGCCTAAAAGTTCACAAGCAATTCAAACAAGTGCCGAGCAGGTAACAGACCAAATCGGCACAACGATGAATGATGCAGTTAGCCGCTTAACTAATCTTGAAAGTGACGCCAGTTATGGGCGTCACTCTTTAAGTGAAGAAGCGAGTGCGTTACTTGGGTTACGTGGTGATTTTGAATCTTTGTTAAGAACAGGCTCTGTACTAACCGCCACACCTTATCAGTTTCAAGTTGGTACCAAGTTGGATTCGGGTTGTTACCTGAACCCACAGGCAGCCGTCAAAGTGCTATCTGGTAAACTCCGTGATCATGCTGATAAGTACCGACCTTTACCTAAAACCAAGGGCGGCAATCTTCACTGTATCGCACTTATGGTGACAGCTTCACAATTAGCACAGTTCACTAATCAGTTGGCGGATCTTGTTTCCGTGTTTCCTTTACCAGATTGGTGTCAGGTGGGTAGGCAAACTAAGGCACTAGTGACTAATGAAACCGATAAGCTTCACCAATCTGCTGCAATCGTCCAGCCTCGCTTCAAACCTATGGCGAAACTCAATGCCAATCCATTGCATGACGCTTTGCATTGGCAGGGGGCACAAATCGCCACGCTCGAATCGTTAGCTGATGATGCAAACCATGTGATCGGTAAGTTGCAGGCGCTGGCAGTAAAGAGAGCTACAAGGTTGGGTGATGTCAAAGCCCAGATAAATGCACTTAAAAACCTAAAAGGTAGTGTTTACGCATTTTCTGTTACTGGCAATGCTGAAAGTATCGCAACGCAGATTAGCCAAGCAGGTGCGCCAAACAATCATCAATTCACCGTGGCGAGTCTATTGCTTAGCCATGAACCAATGACCTTTTTTGAGGAGTTGCTATGTTAGCTCTCGATGGTGTGCCGGTTAACTTAGACTCGATGAAAGTTGAAATGTCGATGGAGTTAAAAGACCAAGACATGAGCGGTCAATCATCGGGTACCGATACGGCAGAGCAAGGCGATAAAGGCAAGAAACTGACCTTTAGTGGTCGTGTTCCTTTCACTCGTGTAGAAACGCTCACCCAGTTGTATGCGCTCGCATCGGACAAAGACGAAACCAATACACGCAGGGTTTATCGGATTGGTAATGATATTGCGTTAGCACTCAAGATTCGCAACGTGAAATTCACTGGCCGTATCAATGCGAGAGAGCATGAAACCTTACAGGCTTGGAATGTCTCTTTTGAGCTGAGAGAGCACAATAGTGTGGCAGAGCAAAAAGAACAACGTGCCAAAGAGCAAACCAAACCAGAACATCGAGAAAACACCCGACTAAAACAGGCACTGAATAACGCAGAGGAAGCAACGCAATGAAGCTAGAAAAACGCCTGTTTATTAGTGGTGAAGAAGTCAAACTGGTTAGTAACATGGTTAGCCTAAAGCTATCACTAGGCAGTGTTGCCATCTTTGAAGTTGAAACCAAAGCAAAGCCAGAGCAGTTTGCATCTGTACGTTTAGATATTGGTTATGAGAACAAAACAGCTCCTTGGTTTGAGGGGTATATCGACAAAGTTCAACCTGCAGCCAACGGGTACCATAAGCTCACGGTCAAAGAGCTAACAGGAGTTTTGTCTAAACGTTGGGCGGTTAGCCTAGAGCACCCAACTGCAGAGCAGGTGATCGGCGTTCTTTCAGATTTGACAGGGCTCGAGTTCAATCTGCCTGATGCGGATTATATCAAAATCACGATTCCAAACTTTGTTAGTCAGGGAACTGGCTATCAATGTTTAGAGCAAATCGCTAAGGCGTTTTCTATTCCTGATTGTGTTTGGTTCCAACATACTGATCAGGTCGTGTACTTCGGTTCGTATCAAGATAGTCACTTCAACAACAAACCGATGGAACTACCGGAAGAGTTCACCAGTCGCCAAAGTGGTAACAGTGTCACCTTTGTTCCGTTTCCTATGCTAAGGCCGGGCAGAATCATGAACGATAAGCGCGTCAATCGAGTTGATTTAATTCAAGACGAAATGACTGCATATTGGAAGGTTGAGCAATCCGAAGTCCCACCAAAGAAACGAGAAACGCTGCAGAACTTTCCTGAGTTGGCGGCGGGTTTTCATTTGCCTAAGTTTGGCCGTGTTGAGGCAGTAAGAGACACAGCGACAGCCGGGCAAGTTGCTGACCCATTCCGCCCAAGGTTTGCGGTGGATGTTCAGGTACTTGATGAAAACTTAAACCCAGATATTAACGTGTCTGTCTATCGTTCGATTCCATTACCTGTTCATATGAGTGGGCATGAATCTGGATTGCTGTCTTATCCTCTAGAGGGGACATTGGTTGATATCGCTTTCGCCTATGGTCGCAATGACAGACCTATCATTCGTGGTGTTTATGGCCGTGAATATGCATTGCCGTCAATAGAGCCGGGAGAACAACTGCAGCAGCAACGTGAAGAAGTAAGCAACCGAATTGACGCTGCAGGAAATACCATCCAACAAACCGACCAAACGCAAAATCAAAAAGCATTCGAAAAGCTTGATCAAGCAGAACGCTATCGCGGTGAATTTGGTCAGCACCATATTTTGGTTGATGAGCACAGTATTGAAGAAGTGATCGGCAAAAAGCTAATTGAAGCACTAGGCGCAATTAATCTAATTGCAGGTGATGACATTGTACTAGGCAGCTTAGGTAACATGCAGACAGCTACCGCAGGCGAATTAGTAGAGACTATAGGCAAAGTTCGCCGAAGCATCGCTGCAGAACACCAATGGCTGCAAGCACCCAAAACATGGATTGGTTCTAAACAAGAGAATGTGCTGATTTTGCTATCTGAACTGATGCAGGTAGTGAAAGAACTCGCTGACACATTGGCAACTCATACGCATAGTGGTGTAGTAGCTGGCCCGGCAACAACTAAAGCACCAGTTCAAGCGAGTGCCATTAGTGGTCATGGCTCAGATAGTTCCAACCTTAAAGGGCGACTCGACCCAATTACACAAACAAGTTAGCCCACAGAAACGCCCACAATCAACGCAGCCAAACGGCTGCGTTTCTTTATGTCTGCATCAAGGCAAAACCAGAACAACACCACTACGGGGCAAACAGCGACCACAGAGCCACGAAACACAAAGACCGGATGACAAAATCCGCACTCTCCTCACCCGCCTGCGCGGTTTTTCGATCAGTTTTTTTACAGTTTTTGAGTTATGAAAAATTGGGGTGTCAGAAAGCCAAGCAGGTAAGGTGCAAAGCCTTTTGCTATAAGGGGGTTTGGGGAGGGAGAAACCCTCTTAGAATGGCTTATATGGCCCTATATAGAATTTCAGTCATTTCAGTTTTTTTCAGCAAATTGAAAAATTAACGATCAAAAAAGATCTTGTGCATTTTTGTAACTTACTGATAAATAATGATTATGGTGGTTTTTGTCACTGTTTTGATGATCTGAAAGGAATTTTTAAAGATCTCTTTTGTGTCTTGTTAAGCTAGATATGACAAGGTTTGAAAGCGAATTTTAGCGGATTTACATTTTTTCAAAATAGAACAGCCTAAAAATCAAAACTCTCGTTGTTGAATTCGAGTTTATGGAGTGACGAAAAGTGGGTTTTCGTTTAGGAATGAGGGGGAAAACCAACGAAGTGTCGTGAAGTTGTGGTGTGGACATTTTTGGGACAAAGTTAATGAGTATTGTTTTTATCTATTTGTTTTAATTGAATTAAATATTTGGCGCCCAATAAGATCACATCCTGAATCACCCGAATCGCTAATTATTTTAAAACAGCCGCTCTTGAGCGGCTGTTTTGCTATTTGGCGTCGCCTAAATTTAAACTTACTTACTTACTTACTTACTTACTTAGTTAGTTAGTTTAAAGGTTTAAAGACTTAAAAAATTAAAACAAAAAACGCCCCGAAGGGCGCTAAGTGAAACGAGCAAAAGAGATTCAGGCTAGTTTACTTGTTGTTTAATGTACTCACCCAGTTCTGAGTGGTGCATGATTTTCGAAACTGGCAATATTTTCTCGGCAGGGCCCCAAGCAAACACGTTCACTGGTGTGTGAGTATGTGTACCTGTACCCCAAACGATGTTTTGGCCTGTTGCTTGTTCGCGAGCAAGCAAGTTGCCACGGTCGTTATATGGGAAGAAAGCATCGAAATCGTTGATAGCAGGCACTTCTTCTGCTGATAAATATTTGTGTTGAGCCAATCGGTATGGATTCGGCTTACTCGCTAACACGTTTTTCGCTTGTTCCGCTGTGATAGGGAACTCACTACTTTTGTTAACGATTTCAGCGAGCTTTTCAGGTGTTTGCTGCGCTTTATCCAGCTTCTGAAATTCACTGATCATGCCGTAGTAGCTTTGCTTCTGATTATATAAACCATCAAGAATATTGAATGCGCCAAAGTTAAAGTTAGGTGCATAGTCGCGGTCGGCGAAGGCTTCACCAGAGCGTTTCTGTGGTTTTGGTAGGTCGTTAGAAGAGTAGCTGAAGCCAAAAGATCCTGTTTCGTGGTCTGCGGTCACAATCACGAGCGTGTCTTCACGATCTTTCGCCCATTCATACACAGTTTGGATCGCTTCATCGAACTTTAGTAATTCATGCAGCATCGTACCTGCATCGTTACTGTGGCCTGCCCAGTCTATTTGGCCACCTTCGACCATTAGGAAAAAGCCATCTTCATCTTTGGATAGGATGTTGAGCGCTTTTTGTGTCATCTCTTTCAAGCTTGGCTGAGTTCGTTCGCCACTCTTTTTCTTATTGCTATAAGCGATGCCATCGTCCATGCCTGAGTAGGCAAACAGACCAAGTAACTTTTCGCCTTTAGCGTCGTCTAGCATGTTGCGGTTAAACGCTAATTGGTAGCCGTCTTTCTCTGCTTCGGTAAGAAGGTTACGGTCGTCTTTACGCTTTGATTTTAGGTAAATGTCACCTTGAGTCAGTTGCTCAAGTTGCTTATAAGTTTCACCTTTGTCGTTGGTCGATTTAGGAATCCAATGACGTAGTCCTCCAGATAGCATCACATCGGCGCCCGTTGCTAGCATATCGGATGCGATTTGATTCTCTAAAGATCGGTGAGGTTGGTGAGCGGCAAAAGAAGCTGGAGTCGCGTGAGTTAAGCGCGTGTCGGAAACTAAGCCAGTCGCTTTGCCTGCTTTTTTCGCTTTCTCAAGTACTGTCTCAACATGGTTACCTTGGGAATCGATACCGATTACTTCTGAACCGCTGTAAATACCCGTTGCAAGCATGGTCGCAGAGCAAGCTGAATCCACTACGATTGCGTCTTCCGGATGTGTTAGGGATGAACCAATAACCCCTTCTTGAGCAAGTTGATAAAGGGCCGTTTTTTTCCCTTTATAGATGGAGTTTGGCGCTTGGTTTGCGTAGGTTTCCAATAAACCAACTTGCTGAGGTCCCATACCATCGCCAATCATCAGAATGACATTTTTGATTTCTGCTGAAAGTACGTTGAATGAGAGTGTAGAGGTTACCACTGCGGTAACAATTGGTTTCATAAATTTCTTCAT